AACGTAAAGTAGACAACATTATTCGCCGCCGAAGGCATTTAATTTTAATAGCTCTAAATCAAACTGGACTCAATAATATCTTCAAGATGGTCTCAACTTCGTTCCAGGGTGATAATTTCTATCGCTTTCCACGGGTGGATTATGATCTTCTTCGCCAGCATAGTGAGGGAGTCATGGCATCCTCTGCTTGTTTGGGTGGAGTATACGCAGGAAATTATTGGGACAATATTGATTCTGGAGAAGAAGCGGTCCTATCTGCAATGCGCGAAACTACCACCAAAATGCAAAGTATTTTTGGGGATCGTTGGTTCGGGGAACTACAATGGAATAATGTTCCCGCACAACATGCATTAAATAAATATGTTATTAAAATGCAGGAAGAATACGGCATAGAATTAATTTCTACCGCAGACAGTCACTATCCGAGCCCTGATGCATGGAGAGACCGTGAGTTATATAAACGCTTGGGTTATATTAATAGGCCCAAGCGCCCTGAATGGATGACGGCTGAGCTTCCGATTGATATTGAGGAAATGGGGTCTGAATTATACCCTAAAAACGGTGACCAAATGTGGGAATCGTATAAAAAATATTCTAAAGAGTGCAATACCGAATATGATGACCAAGTAGTTATGGACTCTATCACAACTACTCACTCGATAGCTCATCATCTAATTGAAGATTTTATGCCTGACGATACGGTGAGACTACCCGGCTTTGTCGTACCAAAGGGCCAATCTCCAACTGATGCTTTGATTAATATTTGCATTACTGGCCTTAAAAAATTAAAGCTTCAAAATAATGAATCTTATATTAACCGTCTAAAGCATGAATTACGTGTTATTGATAATAGAGGGTTTAGCCAATATTTTCTCACTATGAAAGCGATAAGTGATGCTGCAACATCAAATATGTTAGCAGGCCCAGGACGAGGAAGCGCAGCGGGATCTTTAGTGGCTTATGTTTTGGGTATTACACAAGTAGATCCTATTAAATATGGTTTGCTTTTTAGTCGGTTTCTGAGGACAGACGCCAAAGATTACCCAGACATTGATTATGATGTCAGTGATGCTTTCGGTCTTAAAGAAATTTTAGCAAATGAGTGGGGCGACACAAGTGTGGTCCCAATTTCTAATTTTAATACATTGCAACTTCGTTCCGTGATAAAAGATATCAGCAAGTTCTATGAGATAGAGTTTACTGAGGTAAACCCTGTAACTTCTGTTATGGTGAAAGAAGCGATACCGAAAGCTAAAGCAAAACACGGGATAAAATCAGGAGTTTATAATCCCACTTTTGAGGAAGTGATGGAATATTCAGAAACTCTGGGCCGATTTATGAGAAAATATCCCCATGTAAAAACCCATGTTGAATCTTTGGTGGGGCAACGACGGTCTACAAGTAGGCACGCTGGAGGAGTGGTTATTGGCGAAAATCTAGATAAACACATGCCATTAATAAACTCAAGTGGAGTTCTGCAAACACCCTGGTCTGAGGGTCAGAATGTCCGCCACTTAGAGCCCATGGGATTTATTAAATTCGATTTACTTGGGCTATCTACCTTAGCGATGATTGAGTCTGCGACTGGTCATATACTGAAGCGCTATCATGGAGTGGAGAATCCAACTTATGATGATGTTAAAAAGTGGTATGATGACAATCTCCACCCGGATAAAATTGATCTCAACGACGATCAGGTGTACAAAAATATTTTCCATAGGGGAAAATTTATTGGCATCTTCCAGTTTACAAATAAAGGAGCCCAAAACTTTTGTATGAGGGCAAAGCCCAACAACATTATTGATATATCAGCTATCACTTCTATTTATCGGCCAGGCCCTCTCGGAGCTAAGGTGGATCGACAATATATAGCTGCCAAGAAAAATCCGCAGGATATACAATATGTAAACGATGTGGTCAAAACAGTAACTGAAGAAACAGCAGGGTTTTTAATATTTCAAGAACAAATTGCTCTGCTCGCTCATAAGCTTGGGAAAAATATTTCACTAGATGAGGCCAACCTTCTTCGAAAATTATTGACGAAGAAAGGAACAGGCAAGGGAGCAAAACAAAAAGACCAAATAAAAGATAAATTTATCGATGGATGTTTAGAAAAAAATATAGACAGAGCCACAGCTTTAGAAATGTGGAAGAAGTTTGAATATTTCTCTGGCTATGGATTTAACAAGTCCCACGCGGTTTCCTATTCAATCCTATCTTATCAATGCGCTTGGCTGTTGAATTATTATCCTGAATGTTGGGCCGCAGCGTTCTTGGACAAGGAGCCTGAATCACGTAAAGAACTAGCTCTGAATTTAGTTCAGCGCTATGGCTTTCATATTAAACAAATAGATATTAATCATTCGTCTACGCAATGGGAAATAGATAAAGAAGGAAAGGTTTTGATTCAGCCTTTAAATTCTATTAAGGGTTTGGGAGATAAAGCTATTGAGCAGATTATTTTACATCGCCCATTTAATACCATTGAAGACTTATTGTTTCATGAAGACATTATTTATTCTAAATTGAATAAAAAATCGTTGGAAGCCTTATGCTATGCTGGTGCTTTAGCTGATATGGTAGATGAAAGATTTATTGGCTTAAAGCATTTTTGGGCCGCGTGCATAGGTCAAAGACCTAAAACAAAAAAGAAACTTAATGAACAGATTGAAAGCTATAGAAGCGTGATTGACCAGTTTACCGATGAAGAGAGGATAGAACAAATATCTTCTCGTACCGGAATGTTCCCATTTAATTTAGTTTTAACTCGTGAAGTTAAAAGTAGGATTGTGCATGGCCGCGTTCCTCCTATTTCTAAGTGGGATGAAGATCTGAAAGAGGTTTGGTTTATTCCTCGCGAAGTAGTGGAGCGTAAAACAAAGAATGGACGAGCATTCTGGATTGTAAAAGTGATTGACAACACATCAATGATTACAAATATTAGATGTTGGGGGATTATTAAAGGTAAGGATCGGGTACATTTAAATCGTCCCTATAAAGCCTTTTTAAACTATGACCCAACTTGGGGTTTTTCTACTAATTCAATTTACAAAAATTTTACTATTTTAGGATAATTTGCTTGACTTTTTCAAAAATAACAAATAGAATACGGACACAATAATGAAAAAAATTAAAAGAAAAAACAAAAGAAAAAAACAAAAGCAAGCTAATAAAGACCTTGAAACAAAGCTTGGAATGTTTGATAAGCTAGAAGACGAATGTTTGGTTTGCCAAACTCCTTTTGATAAATCCTCTAAAAAAGATGTTAAATCTTTTCGCGTAGTGGTTAGGGAGAACAAAGGAGTGGTAAACCTCTATTGCCCTCAGTGCTGGAACAGCGCAATACAGATAATAAAAGACTTTGAGGAGAAAACACATGTTGATTGAATACGCCCGAGTTAGAGAAGATGTTAAACCGCCCACGCGCTCTAACCCAAGTGACGCTGGGCTTGACATTTATTATAACCCTGCTAATGGCGCACAAGCCTGGATAGATCCTGGGTTTAGTGAGCGCCTGCAAACTGGATTAAGATTTGGAATCCCCCACGGGTACATGCTACAGGTGATGAATCGATCCAGCATGGCCGCAAAAAGAGAATTAATTGTGGGAGCCCATTGTGTTGATTCTGGCTATGATGGTGAAGTGTTTATTGATCTCCACAATATTGGGAACATGGCTCAGATTATTGAGCCTGGTGATAAGATTGCCCAAGTTGTTATGATGCCGATTATTCCTTTTAGAGCTGTGGAAACAACTACTGGAAATCTTTATAATTGGTATCCTATTACTATTTCAGACCGTGGCGACGGAGCACTAGGGAGTACGGGCAAATGATATCAAATAATAGTTTAGAGCCAGCAGATGATCATCTTCCATACAATAAAGTTTTGGCTGGTCACGACTTTGGGTTTGGAACTATTAAAACTGAGGAGGGCAAATTAATGAATAAGGGCAACAAAGCGTGTGGCCAGTCTAAAAAAGGATGTAAAAAGTGTGGAAATGAAAAAGTTAATCACCCCGCGCACTATAACACTGGCAAGGTCGAAGTTATTGATGCCATTGAAGATTGGCAGCTTGGCTTTAACGATGGAAATGCGATTAAATATATTGCGCGACATCAATACAAAGGGAACGATATTCAAGATATTGAAAAAGCGATTTGGTATCTTGAAAGACATTTAGCTATTCTTAAAAGGAAACAAGGAAATGAGCCAAAATAAGTCTGTTTTTACTAAATGGAAGAATTATTTGAAGGAGGGCTTATTAGCTACCTATGAAAATAATGGAATGTTGGTCCTTTATCATTATTCGAATCTCAAGGCTGAAAAAATAGAATTGGACCCTGACTATTTTTTGTCTCATCGAAGCACTTTTTCTCGCAGAGAGTATGAAATTTCTCAAGTTCCAAGAACTTTTTTCTATGTGGATTTAGATCAAGCTGAAAAAATAGTAAAGAGCAACCGGACTCTCTATGGTGTGAAGGTCCCGCTTAAACAGATTTATAATCTCCACCTTGATCCCGACAACATTAAAGAACAATCTATTCCTAAAGGCGCTTATTTTGTTGATTACAATAAAGTCCTTGAAACTATTAAAGAAAATTATAATGGTGTTTTTTATAAGTTGCCTACCATGGATGTGGTTGCTTGGTTCCGACCAATTATCGTTCAAAAAATAATGGAGGAAGAATGAAAAGTGGAGACGTAGTATACAATGAATATCATGGCATTCGACGCTATGGAATCGTAGAAGAAAAAAGATTAGATGACTGGGGGTGGGGATATTGTGAAGTTACTTGGTTTAATGATGACCAATACATTAATGCCATGGAAGATAGACAAAGACTTACTCACAAAGATTGGAGCTTAAAAGAATACAGGGTAGATCAATTAAAGAGAATCGACTTACATCAAGAATTGTCTACTCTGGAAGACATTCGTCATGAATTAAACATGAGAGGTGGGTGATGGAAACGGCTTTATCGTTTGATGATGTATTACTGGTTCCACAATATAGTGAAGTTCAAAGCCGAAAAAAGGTAGATATTGGGAATGATTTGGATGAAGTATTACATTTTAAACTTCCAGTTATTTCTAGCCCCATGGATACGATTACGGGTCCTGAAATGGCCCTAGCTATGAGTAAAGCTTCAGGCTTCGGCGTATTGCATAGGTATAATACCATTGGCGAACAATTAGAAATGGCTCGAAAAATTTTTTCTACGGACCCCAATGCTAAAGTGGCCGCAGCAGTGGGAATTACTGGAGACTACTTTGAACGTGCAATGGCTTTATGTGAAATTGGAGTTCCTATTTTATGTTTAGATGTTGCCCATGGTCATCATTATCTTATGAAAAATGCATTAGAAAAAATACGTAACACGTTTGGCACTAGTGTTCATATCATGGCAGGAAACGTTGCTACATTAGAGGGGCTCGAAGATTTAGCTCGTTGGGGAGCCCACAGTGTCCGCGTAGGAATTGGCGGCGGCTCTATCTGTTCTACGCGACTGGTGACTGGCCATGGGATCCCAACTTTACAGAGTATAATTAATTGTGCAAAGACTAATTATAGTGTAAAAATAATTGCAGATGGTGGTTTAAAAACCACTGGTGATATGGTAAAAGCTCTAGCCGCTGGAGCCGATTTCGTAATGGTTGGTTCTCTGTTGGCTGGAACACAGGAAACACCAGGAAATGTTCATCAAACGCCCAACGGCGAAAAATATAAAGTTTACCGAGGAATGGCTTCGCGAAACGCGCAGAGAGATTATCGAGGGAGATCCTCAACTCCAGAGGGAATTTCGACGACAGTCCCTTATCGCGGCCCTGTTCAGCAAATCCTTAAAGATTTTTATGGCGGGATTACTAGTGGGCTTTCTTATTCGGGCGCTTTTAGTATAAAAGAATTGTGGGCAAAATCACAATTTATAAGACAGACGAGCGCTGGTCGTTCGGAAAGCCACACACATATTTTAGGAAGAAACACATGAGGTGGATTTTGGCGGCTATTTGCTTGATGATAGCATGTAACGAAGAAAGAGTATATGAATGTGCAGCATGGGATGAGCGCAATTGTGTCTGTCCTAGCGGTGAAGATGGCACGCA